CTAGACCAGTACCAATACCAACTACCTCTAAATCTGGTGCAGATTGATAATTTTGACCTTTTGATTGAATCTCAACAAAACTTATTGAACCATTTGAAATTATTGGTTTAAGTTCTGCATCTTTACCAACTTTTCTAGTAACATTAACAGGTTTTTCTAAATTTAATATATCAGAACCATATCCACTTCCATCTTCATATAGATATAAATCATCAATTGAACCTCTAACAACAGGGGTCGATGTTATGACACCAACATCAGTATTTGCTAATTCATATTTTAAATTTAATTTTATATCTGGATATTTAAAAACTTGGAATCCTGTTCCTTGATCTAAAAATTTTATATAATTTAATCTATCATAATTATCAAGTGATGTTCCACCTAATCCTGCATTTGTTATTCTAAATGAATTGTCATCAACAGCAAGTACATTATATAAAATTGATGTTGTAGTAATTCCTGTATAAGTGCTTAAACCAGTTATTTGTTGAGGTTGAGTTGATCCTAATCCAACATTATTGGAATAAACTATTTTATCACCAGTTGAGAAACCATGATTATTAAAATTAATTGTATGATTACTTGTATTAATTCCTGTTGGTTTTACAAATAATTGTCTATTTTGATAATTACTACCACCTTCTAATATTTTAATATCTTTAAGTGTATTTTCTTCTTTAAATAATTTAAATTTATGAACTCCATCTTTATTAAAAGTAGTAAAACCAACAGTATTAATTCCAGTATTATAATCATTAATATTCTGAAATAACTTTATAGTATTTGCATTAACAACTAAAGGATAATATGTTGCACTATCTACTAAAGTTGTTGTTCCAAGTCCAACAACCGATGTTCCATCATTTCCAACTGTGCTTACACCTAGAGGATTATTACCATTTCTATCATAAATTAATGGTAATCCACTTGATATATGATGATCAGATAAAAATGTTAAAGTTTCGTTAACATTATCAATACCACCCGATTGAGAAATTAATCTACCATCAAAAGTTATTTCTCTTTTTCTTTTTGATAATATTGGTTCAAATACTGCACCAGATCCATTTCCACCTTCAATAGTAACTGATAAAACTTTTTGTATATCAAAATCCTGTGGATCAATTTGAATATCAGTTACTTCTCCAACAACAACAGGTTGAACTAGTGCTCTTGTTCCTCCAGAAGATGGTGAGGATACTTCTAATGTTGGAGGCACTAATACATCATAATTAGTACCACCATTTAATACTTTTATACTTTCTAATGGTCCAAAATATATTCTATCATTAGATTTATAATTTAATATTTCAACACCATTAACTAGTAATCCAATTGTTCCTGGTAAAGTTTTTTCATTACTAGAACTTACAATATTTGGTTCTAAAGGAAACTCTCTTAAAATTCTTTGAGCACCTATTTTCTGATTTACAGTACCAATTAATGAAAAGGTATGTGTTCCTGTATTTAAAGATAAAGATTCAAACTCTTCAAAATCTCCTATTGGAATAAATGATCTAGATTTATACAAACGAATTTGATTTTTAGCACTTAGAACTTCTACAAAATATGATCCTTCAACCAAACCTGGAATTAAAGTTCCTTGAGCAGTATATGTAATTTCATCACCAGTTATGAAATTGACATTTGAGGGAAAAGATATTACACTATATTTTAATGTACTAGGATTATAACCTTGCAAATCAATATTTCCAGTTGCATTTGGTAGAATTGATTGAGGTATGGATGCAGTAATTGTATAGGATGGTAATGAATTAGACGCAACATACATGTTTTCATCTAATTGATTATAGACGTTAGTTGTATCTGCTGTTAATACGTTATTTCCAAATTCAATGTCAACTGTAGAACTACTTGCTGTTTTTATAGATCTTCTAATATCATAATCTCTATTTGGATCTACACTAAATGATCCACCACTTACACTACTTAAAGGATCTAAATCAATTGTTCTTGTTGATGGACTAACACTTTTTACAACTCCTGTTCCTGCTATATTTTCTTCATTTCTAAAAAGTATTTGAACTGCGTCACCAACTTTGATACTTGACTTGTCAATATCACTTGTAAATAATACAAAATTATTTCCACTTATACTACTAACTTGAAATCTTGAAGATGTGTTGTAAATCCATGAATTTGCAAATATTTGTTTTCTAGATTTGTTTAAAAGTGGATCAGTTATCTTTTCACCAACATTTTTAACTGTTATCTTTTCACCTTCAGTTAATAATCTAATATCAGATGTCGGTTCAAACTCTGATAGTACACCAGTTAATCTTAACTCTACTTTTTTAGTTAAATCACCATTTTCATAACCATAATAAAATATATCAGATCTAATATCATCTGTTGTTGATATTGGTGATACAATATTTTCACATTCAAAAAATTGATTTAAAGATTTACTACCATAGTAAATATTTGTGTTTATTCCTGATACTACAAATCCTGTCGCTGCAAAACCAACTGTGGAATCTACTGTTATAACACTTGAACCTATAGAAACATCAGTTATTGATTTTGTAATTCCTGGTATTGTAAAAGTTCCTTCTATAAGATCCCTATCATTAAAACCTACAAATAAACCTAATTTATAATATGTTTTTCCTTTCCTAGTAAAAGGTTGTATTTCTGATACAGATGCTGCAATTGGAGCTCTTGTATTAATATCAGTAGATTTTATAATTGTTTGTCCAAGAAGTTTTGTAGGATCACCTACTATAGCTTCTGCAAGAACTATCTCTCTTCTAATATACTCTGCTGATGATGGTTTTATAAGATATTCTTCTAAATCAATTACTTTAGGTGTTTCATTATATAAAACATTGAATAAAATTCTAAACGATTCTTCAGTTCCTTTTGATTGGTATAATGATTTTGAATTTTTTATAAAATTACTTACATCCAAATTATTAACAAAATCAACATTTTCTAATCCAGGTGTTAATGTTGATTTTGTCTTTTTATAAAATTCTTTTAAAAATAATGCACTAAGATTTATGACTGTTGCATCTGTTTCATGATTTGTGGCAGTAGAGTCAGTAAATATAAGTTCATTAGGTTGATTTGTTGCATGATAAGTTGTAATACCACTAAATCCTCTGACACAACCAGTAAATGTATTGGTGGTCAATCCTGTATATGTAATTACTTCTTCATTAATTTTAAATAGACCATATTCTTTAGGAAAACCCTTGGTGCTACTTACGTTTACTGTAGTTGCAATTGTTGTAATACCACTTGTTAGTGTTGTTTCACCCACTACAACTTCTGGTGTTAAATTATCTAATTTTATGTACTGATCTAAATTATCAGTCAGGTCAATCGGACCTCCCTGATATTCTTGAGAGATATAATACTGTTTTAAAAAATCTACTGCTTTTGGACTTTCAGATAGTAGAAATTCAGGAATTTGATTTTCAATTATCTGTTGGACTTTGACTCTCTTATCAATTCCAGTTGTTATCATATTATCCTCTTGTCAATGCTCCGTTTGAATAACTTGAAGTAACTTTATATCCAACACCAGATATCTGTTCACCAGATGTAATAGTGTCTTTAACCATATTTATGGCACTATCACCAACCGCAAATGTAAGATATAAGTCCTTTAAACTTAAAATATCATTTGACTCTGGAAATGCTTGAATTTCAACAATATTATTTGATTTTTCAGTTGATGTTATATTAATTGTGTTTAGAATTATTTCACCATGCACATAATCTACAATTCCAGCAGATGCTACTACAAGTTGAGTACCATCACTCTTAACAACAGCTATAACTCCCTTCCCACTTCCATCTAAACTACCATTAATATTTTTATTTGGTATATCGGTAAAGTATAAAGTATCAGTTTGATTTTGGATTGTAAATCCACTACTCTTAATATTTCTTCCTTCAGGATTTATATGAAATCTATTACCATAACATAATTCATATTGTGCAAATTGATTTGTAAGTGCTTTAAGATTTCTCCTTATAATCACACGACTTATATTTGATGATATTGCATTATCAATGTTATCAATTACATTTATGACCTTACTATATTTAAATCTACCACCAAATTTGTTGAGATCTGTTGATTGACCATAAGTTGTCAATCCATTTATAATTTTAGTTTTTAAATTAGATACTGTAGATACTTTAGAAGGATCATAGTATACAAATGATTCAAGTTCAACGTATAATAACTTAAGATCTAAAATTTTCTGATTAATACCTGTTAATGAATAACTTTTTAATTTTGATAAAATTTGAGTTTTGTCAAAATCAGATACAAATTCACCATTTTTTGGTTTGATTGTAATCGATACTGTTCCAAATTCAGGTGGATCAAGTTCTTCACCACCAACAACAGACACCGACTCAGTATTAGGATATATTGTTTGTATTATTGACTCATAATCCCTTGCTGTAACTGCCCTGTACTGCGATGAATAGAGCCTAGGTGCAAAATACTTGATTGAGTCAATTGACTCAATGTTGCCTCCGTTAGATGCCGATGAGACAGTCGTAATAGTTGGTGTAGTTGATGGTAATTGAATTTGATTTGAAGATGATACAACACTACCTGCATAACTAAATGATGCTGGACCGTTACCTTCGACACCATCTGTGACAATATAGGAAACAGTGATTACAGCATCATTATCTATTTTTTTACCAAAAATTCCATCACCAAAAAGCAATTCATATCTTTCATCAGTTACTTCTTGTAGTAAGTATACTTCAGAAGTATCAGTTATGTTTAATATATTATCAACTTTACGATATTCTCTCTCAGTAGTATCAGAAATACCACTCACCTTAACAACTATGGTTGAAGTATCAATAAATGAGTTTTCAAGAATAAATCTTTGATCAAGTGACCCATCAACAGTAAATGTTTTTGTTAAGTAAGTTCCTTGATATACAATTATATTATTAAATGAGGATGTGCTTGAAATTATATTACCTGCACTATCAGTTAACTGACTTGTAACTGAAGTTATTGATTCTGGAATTGAAAAAACATAAGAAGTATCATTACTTGTGCCTACACAAACTAATCCTGCTTGTAAAGTCAGTGTTGGTGTGTTTCCACTTGTAGTAACGTCAAAAGATATGGTAGCTTGAGCAGCAGTTCTTGATCTTGGTACATATCCAACGTTTCGAGCAAGTGAAACAACGTTTTCACGCACTGTAGCAGAGTCTAAAAACGACTCATTTACAATCATGTTTGAGTTAAATGCTGTAATATACGTATTATATGCTAAAGTATCGATTAAAACTGAAAAATTTGATCCTTCAAAGTCAAAATCAGTAAAATCTGAGTTTGCACGTATATAATCCTTGATTGAAGTCTTGATTTGGTCAAAATCGAGGTTTGTAAACTTAGTAAAAGGCATTTATCTTGTTGCTTCGAGCATGAATGTGAATTCTTGTGTAGGAATTTCCTGTCCAACGATATCAAAGAACACCGTGACCTCAAATTCGTTTAAATCTGGTCTAGGTTCAACCTCAACTGTTACATTATCTATTCTAGGTTCAAAATTTTCAAGTGTAATTTCAATTTGGTTCTGTATAACAGACGCAGTACCAAAATCTACAAAGTCAAATAGGCTATCACGTACTTCAGATCCCAATGCAGAGTTAAAAAATCTCTCAGTCGGAATTGTTTGCACTAAATTCCTTACAGATTTCTTAATTGCATTCTCATTTTTGAGAATTGTAAGGTCTTTTGTGACAGGATGAGGGGTAAAAGACAAACTTATGTCCTTAAATGCCCTTGATATCCGATTTATTGCCATGTATACAGGTACTTTCCTGTTTTATTTATGACACTTTTTACAGAATGTTATTATTTATCCCAATTCGGGTTCAAAAGGCTTCCGATCTGATGTTTTTTGCCTTTCTTTTGCTGTTTTCCAGAAATAATTCTCTTCAGAACCCAATCCATCACGGTCATGACCGTTTTCTACCTGATAATAAACGGTTGAAACCTTAAAATCTGGTGATTTTGGTGTTTCTGGTGTAATACTGTTATCATAGATACGCATTCTGTTGTTTGGATAGAGTGCAAACTGCCCATTATCCAATTCTAAGAGGTTATGTGACTTATGTTCAGCAGGTTGTTCACTTGTAGAGTAGTCAATTGCGTCTACATCTTGGTGATAGTTGTCTAAAGTGCAAATATAAGTGCCTGTT